CAATGGTAGATCCAAGATAGAACAAACAGCTTAGATATTTATTACCAAACTGTTCTCAAGTGATTAAAAACATCATTGCTATATATCCAGGCCGCTTTCAACCATTCGGTAGGCATCACGCAGAGTCGTTTAAGTGGCTCGCTTCTAAATTCGGCAAAGACAAATCTTATATAGCTACCTCAGACGTAGTTAATCTGCCTAAAAGTCCACTTAACTTTAAAGAAAAGCAAGAGATTATAAGCAAGTACGGACTTGGCAGCAACTTAGTTCAAGTAAAAAATCCATACAAGGCAGAAGAGATCACTAAAAAGTACGATCCAAAGACTACAGCGATAGTTTTTATGGTTGGAGAGAAAGATATGAAGGAAGATCCTCGCTTTAAGATAGGAAAAAAGAAAGACGGTGGAGATTCTTACTTTCAAGAGTACAAACCAGGAATGAAGATGGATGGTTACATGGAACACGGCTATTTAATCGTTGCTCCTCACACTTCTTTTAAAATTACAGGATTTGGCGAGATGAGTGGCACTACTATTAGACAAGCTTTATCTTCCAAATCAACACCAGAACAATACAAAAAATTATTTACCGATATCTTTGGTTGGTACGATCCTAAAATAGCTGGCATGTTGAAAAAAAAGTTCTCTCAATCTAATAGTCTAAAAGAATCTGTTAGCTTTGAGAAATCTCTTATATTAGAATACCTAGTTTATAATTTATTAAACGAAGGAGGAGCGGCTGGTCACATGGCACACCCTTTCGATATTCCTTCGGTAAAATCAGGTAAAGATTTGCTAAGTGTATTCCAAAAAACTGGAGATTTTTTAACAAAGAATCCAGTTCCAGTAAAAATAGATGGAGTAAACGCTTCTATTAGATTAGCTAAAGTAGACGGAAAGACTCAATTCGTAATGGATAGAGGTTCTAATAAGCCGCTAGACGTTAAAGGCGTTACTTCCAAAGACCTTACAGATAGATTCGGCGAAGGACACGGTATGATTAGAATAGGCGGCAAAGTATTAGAGATATTCAACAAAGCATTGCCTTCTATCAAAGGAGAATTACAGAAATTAGGAATGTTAAATGATCCCAATAAGATGTTTAATATAGAATATGTAGAAGGCAAATCAAATGTTCAAGAGTACGAGAGTAATTTCTTGGCCATACACAATATATTAGAGCTTGAAAGAGTGAGTCCTACAAAAAGAGTTACCAAAGAAACCTCTTACGATAGAAAAACATTGGCCGAACTTATTAAGAAGATTAATCCGATAGCTAAAAAATACGATTTCGAAGTAATGGGAGAAATTCCCGCTAAATTAAAAACGAAACCTAACTTCTCCTCAGCTCTTTCCAAAAATTACACAGTAGTTTTAACAAAAGGAAAGAAAGAAACTAAATCATTGAACGAGTGGTTGAATAAAGCTAAAAACACAAAAGGTCTAAAGCTAAAATTAAAAGACGGAAAAACTGTTGACGCTCTAAGCAAACAAGTATTCATCTGGATAATGGACGGAAAACCAGTTGATCAATTGGTATCGGATATGAAAGATGCACAAATAGCAATAGACTCTTTCGTAATATATAATGCTACAATGTATTTAGGCGACGTGATACTAGACTCTTTGACTTCTCCATTGGGCGATGTTAAAGATCAAGAGGGAATTGTGGTTAGAGACAAAGCAGTTTACGATAAGCCATATAAAATAACTGGATCTTTTATATTAAGAGGTCTTCAAACCGCTTTTGGAAAATAATATGACGCCTAAAGAAAAGATAGCATTACTACAAGATTTCGTGGAATACTGCGAGAATGCCTTAGACATAAAGAACTTACCGAAAGTAAAATTTGTTTTTGATAGACAGTGGGCTACCAATATGCACAGCTTTGGTAGGTATAGAAATGGAGAAAGAGACGTGACTGTTTACATGAGAAATAGAAACATGGCAGACGTACTTAGAACCTTAGCGCACGAACTAGTACACCACAAACAAAACGAATTGGGTAAATTAAAGCCTGATAGTGGTAAAGCTGGGTCAGATATAGAAAATGAAGCGAACGCAAAAGCTGGAATCCTAATGAGAGACTTCGGAAAAGATCGAGAAGAGATATACGAATCAGAAAGCCTTAAGCTGGGAAGCATACTAAAAGAAATAAAAAGAAAATAAGATGGAAAAATCAGTTTTGAAAAAAGAGTTTAGCAAGAAAGATGTTCAAAGAATGAGGAACATTATCTCTGGTAAAACAGGAGCTGCTACGCAGACTCTTACAGGTTGGGAAAAGAAACATACAGATCATACAGAAGGAGACGTTTGGGAAGAAGATGGACGCACCTGGACTATAAAGAGCGGAATTAAGCAGAACGTTACCAAGCTAGACGGTATAAAAAGATTGGTGGTGCTACCAATAGCTTGTCCCAACTGTGGTAAGCACATGAAACTTACTGAAACCAACAAGAAGATGTACTCAATTCACAAAATGTGTTTGGAGTGTGTAGTTAACATGGAGGCCAAGATTAAATTAGAAGGTAAATGGGACCAATACGAGAAAGGCATCGTTAAATCAAATGCATTGGCGAACCTTGTTGACTTTGAAAAGGCTGTAGATTCTTGGTACGCGGAAAAAGACTCCTTTGTTTCAGAATCTGGGGAAATAGAAAGTTGGGGAGGCGGAGACAAGACAAAGATGTACGAAGAGATCAAGACTAGATTACAAGAGATGAAAAACACCGATATTTATTAATAAAATTTTTATAAATGCCAGCGGTATCTAAAAAACAACAAAAATTCATGGGAATCGTTCACGGATTACAAAAAGGAACGGTAAAACCATCAGAGGTATCCAAAAAAGCACAAAACGTAGCAAAACAAATGAAACCAAAAGCAGCAACTGACTTCGCAGCCACAAAACACAAAGGACTTCCTAGTAAAGTTAAAAAAGAAAACGTAGACGGAGCAATAGACACTCTATATATGGTTAAAAAGCCTTTCGATGGCTGTAACGCTAGCTCTTTAGTAGCTCCATTGGATCCATTACAAGGCGCACAAGATCAAGCAGATCAAGTTCATGGAGTATTTCCAGACCAAGATCAAGCAATGGCAATTGCCGAAACACTTTACGAAGAGTATTGCACTAAGATGGAAGCTTTAGAAGAAAAGAAAGGCGCTGTAACAGGCAAAATCTCTTCTGCTATTGACTCTTTAGAGAAGAAAAGAAAAGAACACGTTGACATGGCTAAAGAGGATCCTAAGAACGCATCACAACACAAAGACAAGATCGCTATGTTAGCTACAAAAATCGATGATTTGATGAGTAAGCTTGAAAAAGTTGAAAGATCAAAGAAAGCAAAAGAAGAAAAGAAAGATAAAGAAACAATTAAAGAAAACGAAGAGCCTAAAGGCGCTACTAGTACTAGTGGATTGGCCAAGATGTTTAAACAATTGGCACAGAATTTACCATCTACACCAGGTATGTCTTCAAAAGAAATTGTAGGTATTGAAAAATTAATTAATACCATTCTATCAAAAGCTTCTGCAGGAGAAATTGCATTAGCTATCAGTAAAGCGCAACTGGCATTAGACAATGCTAGTAAAAATGTAGGTGAAAAACCGGCGATGCCAGCAGCACCAAAGAAAAGCGGAAATTTTTCACTAAATAACGACAGATAATAAATGGAAGAAGTAGCAAAATTCATATCGAATCTATTAAATAGTCGCCAACAAGCTCACGTATATCATTGGCAAGCAGTTGGAGAAGGCTCTAACGCTGTTCACGAAGCATTAAACGAATACTACGATAAGATTGTTAAAAAAGTAGACGGATTGGTTGAGTCAATTCAAGGTCGTAACGGTATTATTAGAGGCTACAATCTAGAATTTGCAGTTAGAGAAGACAACAAACCGTTAATCTACTTCCAAGCTTTGGTTAAATACGTAGAAGCTGTAAGACAAAGACTACCTCAAGACTCTTACGTACAAAATCAAATAGATGAGATCGTAGATTTGTTAGAAACAACTAAGTACAAATTAGAAAACTTAAGATAGTGATTAGATTAGGTAACTTATTAAACGAAATACTTCAAGAAAAGTCTTGTTGGAAAGGGTATATCGCTAGAGGTACTAAGAAAAAAGGAGACAGAATGGTTCCTAACTGCGTTCCTTTAGAAGAGGAAGAGCAATTAGAAGAAGCCAAGTATCAAGGTCGCACAGTTACTCTTAACAAGCCTTTCTTAACTCCTGATGGTCCTAAAAAGAGATCAGTGTACGTTAAGAACGAAAAAGGAAACGTAATTAAGGTAAGCTTCGGTCAAAAAGGTGTAGCAATTAAGAAACACTTACCTAAACATAGAAAATCTTATAGAGCAAGACACGGTTGTGATAGACCAGGACCAAAATGGAAAGCAAACTACTGGTCTTGTAAAGCCTGGTAAAATATGATAAAATTAAAAGACATACTATTAGAAATGGGCTCGATGACAATCGCGCCTGTTTTGGATTTATACGATACAAACCCAGAAAAAGTTTCAAGCGTTCTATTTCCTGGACAAAAATTAAAGTCTAAAGAAGATATAGAAAAAGAACTAAGAGGATTAGACTATAATGAGTTCAGTCAATTTAGAGATGAACTTGGAGTAGAGATAGAAGAGGCAGAAAGAACTAAAGCAGGTAGAAAAGTAAACAAAGCCTATCTTACTAAGAATAAGTCCGCAATGAAAGGAGAGATCGACAGAGTAGCTAAATTAAGCAACGATGATCCCTCAGCTTACACTAAATGGGACGCAGATTACGCAGACAAAGATAAAAAGAAACCTTACAAGACAAAAAAATCAGCGGCAACTTCAGCTTACGAAAAAAGATTTGGCGAAAGTATCAACGAAGGAGATGCAGACACAGCTTTAGCTAACAAAGCAAAAGCAACTGGCATTTCAAAAACAGTTTTAAGAGGCGTATACGATAAAGGACTAGCTGCATGGAAAACTGGCCACAGACCTGGAGTTGGACAACATCAGTGGGCAATGGCAAGAGTTAATTCTTTTGTAACTGGAAAAGGCGGAGCAAGAAAAGCAGACAAAGGTTTATGGAAAAAAGCAAGCAAATCGAAAAAGAAATAATAATGAAACTTAAAGACATTCTTAAAGAGGCAGTAGCCGAAATCTCTTACAAAAATTCAGGATTAAAGAAGCCAAACTTAGCTGACCTAGACAAAGATAAAGAAATCTCTTCTTGGGAAAAGAAAAGAGGCAGCGCTATTGAAAAAAATATGAAAACTGAATTCAAAAGCCAAGTGCCAAACTCAGCAACTGTTAAATTTGGTAACGAAGAGAGACCAATGGAAACTATGCCATCATTATCAAGATCTGAGATGAGTGCAATGGATTCTAGAAATAATATATGTAAAGAGTGTGGAGCCGCTATGATGTACGAAGACAAAATGTGTTCAGAGTGCGGATATATGGAAGAAGACGGCGATGCTACTTCTTTACCATCTTCTCTTATAGATGGACCAGTTAAAGACGACGAAGATGCATATTCTGAAGGAATGGATCACGAAGTTTCAATGGCAAAAGCCAGTTTACAAAATATCGTAAGCAACGCTAGCGCATTAATGAATAAAATGGGTGACGAAGAGATTGATATTCCAGCTTGGGTACAAGATCATATTACAAACGCTGACAATTATATTAGTCAAGCAAACGACGGATACTACGAATACGAAGCAGGTGAGAATAACGAAATTCCTGATCAAGAAATATACGAAACAAAAGAAACATCTATTTTTGGTGCAGATGATAAACGCGGAGATTATCCAGTTGGAGATTTAGAATATAGGCTACAAAAATGGAAAAATAATCAAGCACTAGCACAAAAAAAGAATTATCCACCACCCACAGAAAAAGTTGTATTGACGCAGAAAAAAAATGTACGCAAATAATTATAAGCATGAATCTAGATAAACTAAAAGGTCACGTACCAGACAAAGTAATTGAACAGATTCCTGGAGTAATGGAGAAATTCCAAATCAATACTCCATTAAGATTGGCTCATTTTCTAGCTCAATGCGGTCATGAATCTGGCGGATTTAGATTAACAAAAGAAAACTTAAACTATTCAGCCAAAGGTTTGAATGGTATTTTTAAGAAGTACTTTCCAACATTAGAATCAGCAAAAGCTTATGAAAGAAAACCTGAGAAGATTGCTAATAAAGTTTATGGAGGTAGAATGGGTAACGGCGCAGAGTCAACTGGAGATGGCGCTAAATATTGTGGTCGCGGTTACATCCAATTAACCGGTAAAGACAACTACACAGCTTTCGGAAAATCAATCAACGAAGACATTGCCGCTAACCCAACATTGGTTGCTGACAAATATGCTTTGTTATCCGCTGCATGGTTTTTCAATAAGAATAAATTACACATAATGGCTGATGGCGGTGCTACTGATGCAGTAGTTACTTCTATTACAAAGAGAGTAAATGGCGGAACTATAGGATTGCCTGATAGAATAAAACATTTCAAAGAATATCACACACTGTTATCATAATGAATAAAGACTTAGACATATTAAAAGCGATTCTTTTAGAAGCTGAAGGCGACGAGAAAGAAACTGATGAAAAAGAAGTAGAAAAAAACGACGCTGAAGAAAAAGCTGACGACAGAGCTAACGAAAAAGAAGACAAACCTGACTCTTCTTTCGATAAAGATCCTATGGGTTTTATTCTAAAGAAGTACCATACGTTGAACGAATTATTAGCAGAATTGATGACTCCGGCTTTCAAAGAATATATTACTGCAATATTCATCCAGTCCCCTAAGCCAACTACTTTTAAAATTGTTTTACACAACAGTCAATTCTTTTATTTATCTTACATGGGCGACGGTATATACGAAGCTATCATATCAGGTAAAAGACATTATCTATCTTCTATAGGCGAAAAGGAAAGAGCAATGAAAGGCATTAGTAGATTACTACAACAAGGCAGTCCATTAAAAACAAAAGGTCCTGAAGGCGCTGAAGAGGGAACAAGACCAGAAGGCGAAGACGACGGCAGTTTAAGCGGTGGAAATAACAACGGAGGCGGAGATCAAACTGGAGTTGAAACTACACCAGCGGCAGAAGAAGAGGACTCTGACAATGAACCACTAACAGAATCAATCATACTAAGAGCTTTGCTTAAAGAAGCTGTAACTCCTGATTTGTTCAAGGCAATTCAAAAAGCACTTTCAGATGCTAAATATAAAGTATCAATAGAGAATAAAGGCAGTAGAGGACAAGTATTAAGAACTAATTTTGAAACTTCAAAGAATGTTCAAGCTTTAATTGAAAAAGCGCTAGGTAAATTATTGCCTAAAGATGCTTTTAAAGTACAAGAATTTCAAAAAAACCAAGGCGAATCTAAATCAGGCACTTATCCTACTTATAAAGTACAACTAACTAAACCTGTACAAGGCTATAAAAAAGGAGAAACAGTTTTTATAGTAAGCACAGTAAAAGAAGGAGCTTCTACAAAAACAAAAGCATTAACTCCAGTTAAATTGGGGCTTACTACTGGTAAATTTAAAAATGCATTGTCATTAGCTAACACGATTAAAAAAAATGTACCTAATGTTACTAATGATAAATCGCTTAAAGAACTATTAGATAGTTTAGTTGATGACGTATTAAAAGGTGCAGCTAAAGGTAAATTTGCAGACACCGCTGAAATTACTAAATTCGATCAACAAATACCGTTAAGCGAAAGAACTAGAAAAGCTCTTACGAAGGTTAGTCCGCAAGATGTTGGAATGATTGGATCAGATTTTGGAGAATGTTTAGGAGCAATTGCATTATTAAAAAGTGTAGTTAACGCTGGATCTGGAATTGTATTTCCAGCGGCTGAGGCGAATCCATTAGCCGATTTTCAATTAGACGGATTTAATGTATCTGCAAAATACAACAAAGGCGGAGCTGCAACTATAACAGACACCGTAAAAAATATTAAGCCCGAGCAATTAACCACACCAGGACAAAAATCGTTATATAAATTACTTACAACTATTATAAGAGAAGATGGAGTTCAAGGTCCTCTAAGTATTGCAAAAGCATTAAAATTAGACGGAATGGATAAACTCTCTCAAATTATAAAAGTACCTGTTCAAAATATTGACGCCCAATCTATAAACGATTACGTTAATAAATTACTAAAATCTGCAACTACCGACGAACAAAAAGATGCCATTATAAAAAAGAAATTTGCGCCTTTCTTTGCATCTATTAAAAAAGCGCCTGGTTTTCCTATAAGATGGAGAGATATATCTCCTAAAGCTTATTATGGAGTAATTACTTCTCCATTGGTTAATTACGTAGCGGCTTCTCTAAACGCTAGTAAAGTCTATAAAAAAGCCCTAACGGATATAATGAGCAAATCAGAAGTTAAACAACTTTACTTAACAATGAATGTTAAACAGAACACTGCTAGATTTAATCTAAAGAGTTTCTCTTCATCTGAATTTGAATTTGAATCCTCATTATCAATATACAATCCAAAAAATAAGAGGTTGGCGTTTAGAATGCTTTAATAATGAAGTCGTAATATAGACCCACCATAGACTTTAGTTAAAAAGTATCAAGAAAATTTATTAAATTGGTTATATGAAAAAGATTACGTACGGTGTCATGAATACGGTTGATGGCATAAAAATCCATTACATCCAAGATCCAGGACAGAACAGAAAACCTCACAATTTGAAAGGCCCTGCAATGATTTATGCTGACGGCAAAGAGGAGTATTACATAAATGGACTTAGAATGTCCCATTCTCAATTTTTATTAATTAGTAAAAAGCGCATCTACGACTCTGTGGCAGAAGAGGCTTAGTGGCATATTTATTAGAAAACTAAAAAACTATGAAAGTAGCAATTAAAGGCGTTATCGTCTTATTTTTATTGGTCGGTGTTTGGTTAATTTTTAAAGAATTCGGTGAAGTTAGATTCAAAACAGAGTCTTACGAGAACACCATAGATTCTTTGGCCGTTCAAATCGATTCTTTACACGACCAAAACGATAGCTTAGAAACCGCTATCATTGACGAGGAGTACAAGAACCAAGTGTTAATCGTTAAATCCAACATTTTAAAAGATAATATCAAAGCTTTAAAAGAAGACAAGTCTGAATTAGAGGCCGCGGCTAAAATGAGACCTCACGAGATAGACAGCTTCTTTGTTGTTAGATACGCAGAGCAATACAAAGTAGAAACAAAGGACACAACTATATTACCCGTGCCAGTTTCAAAAGCAGTGGTAGTTGATTTGATTGATTTCGATAGAACTAAAAATATTGTTTTAAACCAAGACAGTTTAATTACAAATTTAGAATCTACTGTAAATGGCAAAGATAAAGTAATTGTAACCTTAAGAACTAAAGAAGGCAACTACGAATCAATTATACAAAAGCAAGTTCAACAACAAGATAACTATAAAATTATTGTTGAAGGCTTGAAAGGCGATATTAAAAAATTGGATAGAAAAAATAAAATCAATAAGCTTACTAAATTTGGAATGGGTTTCTTGATTTTAGGCCTTGCAGTAACGCATAAATAATGGCAGAAAGTCAGATCGATATAAAAGAAAGAATTAAGCACGAGTTTATAACTTGCGCCAAAGATCCGGTGTATTTCATGAAGAAGTACTACATGATCCAGCACCCACAAAGAGGTAGAATGCTGTTCGATCTTTATCCGTTTCAAGAGAAAGTGTTGACTCTATTTCAAAAACACCCCGAATCCATAATTAATAAGTCAAGACAGTTGGGTATCTCTACTCTAGTGTCTGCTTACTCTTTGTGGTTGATGATATTTTCAAAAGATAAGAACGTTCTTGTAATTGCAACCAAGCAAGACACAGCCAAGAACATGGTTACAAAAGTTAGATTCGCTTACGACAACCTTCCAAACTGGATGAAGATCGGAGCGGCTGCAACTTCTAACAACGCATTAAGTTTAAGACTAACAAACGGTTCTCAAATCAAAGCTGTATCGGCAGCAGGTGACGCAGGTCGTTCGGAAGCCGTATCTTTACTGGTAATTGATGAGGCCGCGTTTATCGATAATATTGAAACAATCTACACCGCTGCTAAGATGACCTTGGCAACTGGAGGTGGATGTATAGCGTTATCTACTCCTAACGGTGTTGGTAACTGGTTCCATAAATCTTACACAGAAGCGCAATTACAAAAGAATAGCTTTTTACCCATCTCATTACCTTGGAATGTCCACCCCGAAAGAGCACAAGACTGGAGAGACAAGCAAGACATGGACTTGGGAATTAGAATGGCTGCTCAAGAGTGTGATTGTGACTTTGCTACTTCAGGTAACACTGTAATTCCTCCAGAAATTTTAACTTGGTACGAGGCCAATATGATATCCGAGCCAATCAATAGAGAAGGTCAGGAAAAAGCACTTTGGATTTGGGAATACCCTAAACCCACCACGTACTATATGGTAGTAGCCGACGTAGCGAGGGGAGACTCAATGGACTACTCTGCTTATCACGTTATAGATACAGAGACATTGACACAAGTAGCTGAATTTAAAGCCCAGACAGATACCAGGGTGTTTGCCAACGAGTTGATAGCAATAGCAACCAGATACAACCAAGCTTTATTGGTAATTGAAAACGCAAATATAGGTTGGGACGTAGTTCAAGGCGTGGTAGAGAGTGGTTATTCAAATATTCACTTTAGTCACAGATCGGATAGCAATGGAGACCTAAACAGCTACTTGCAAGTGCACTACGGAAATTCAACATTGGTGCCTGGTTTTACCATGAGTACAAAGGTTAGACCTTCTGTACTAGAAAAGATGAGAGATTTTATCGAAACAAAAACGGTAGTTATAAGATCGATTAGATTATTAGAGGAGCTTCGCGTATTTATATGGAAGAACGGTAAGCAACAGGCCATGTCAGGGTACAACGATGACTTGGTAATGGCTTTCGCGATCGCTATGTATTTGAGAGAGACTTCTTTGAGATTTAGAAGGACTGCAGAAAGCTTAACTCACGCTACTTTAAATGCGTATACAAAAGTAGGAGACGATAGCCCAATGTATCAATCTTATACTAATTACGGTCAAAATCCATGGCAGCAAGAGATTGCAACGCCGATGGGAAAAGAACAACAGGATTTAACTTGGCTTTTATAATAATATAATATGGCAGACAACAAACAAGACAATTTATTTTCGGCGCTAAGAAGACTCTTCTCGACTGATGTCATTATCAGAGATTCTGGCGGTAAGAATTTACAAGTAATAGATACCGAACACATTCAGACTTCTGGTGTGATTCAAACTAACTCGTTAATTGATAGATTCCACAAAGTATACACCACCTCTACGGCTTACGGTGTTAACTTAAATCTAGCACAAAACTATCAATCAGCTCGTGTACAAATATACGCTGATTATGATGCAATGGATACAGATGCTATCATTGCTTCTGCGTTAGATATTATTGCAGACGAGTGTACTTTAAAGAACGACCAAGGTCAAGTACTACACATTACTTCTGCGGACGAAAACATTCAAAACCTATTAGAAAACCTGTTCTACTCTGTAATGAACATAGAATTTAATCTATGGTCTTGGATTAGAAACATGTGTAAGTACGGTGATTTCTATTTAAAATTAGAGATCGCAGAAAAGTACGGAGTTTACAACGTAATTCCATTCTCTGCTTACAATATCGTTAGACAGGAAGGTTTTAATCCTAAAAATCCAAACGAGGTAAGATTCAAATTCGATCCTAACGCAGCTATAAGTTCTACTACAGGATACACTTCGGCTTACAACAATCAAGATCCAGGAATTTGGTTTGATTTGTACGAAATGGCTCACTTTAGATTCTTAGGCGACGTTAACTATTTACCTTACGGTAGATCTTACTTAGAACCTGCTAGAAAACTATTCAAACAATACACTTTGATCGAAGACGCGATGTTGATTCATAGAATTACTCGTGCCCCAGAAAGAAGAACGTTTTACGTTAACGTGGGAGCCATCCCACCAAACGAGGTTGAGAACTACATTCAACGTATGATCGGCAAGATGAAGAAGACTTCTCTTATCGACGCTCAAACTGGGCAATACAACATGAAGTTCAACCAACAAAACTTATTGGAAGACTTCTTTATTCCAGTTAGAGGTAACGATCAATCTACTAGAATTGATACTGCAAAAGGCCTTGAGTACAACGCTATCGAAGACGTTCAATACTTTAGAGAGAAATTATTTGCTGCGTTAAAGATTCCTAAAGCATTCATGGGATACGAAAAGGACTTAACTGGTAAAGCAACTCTAGCTGCTGAAGATATTCGTTTTGCTAGAACAATTGAAAGAATCCAAAGAATTATAACGTCTGAATTAAAGAAAGTTGCGTTGGTTCACTTGTACGCTCATGGCTACACAAATGAGTCGATAACCAACTTCGATATTCACTTGACGAATCCTTCTATTATATACGAGCAAGAGAGAATTGCTATGATGAAAGAGAAGATTGACCTTGCAAACCAAGCAATGGAAAACTCTTCTTTACCAAGAGATTACATCTGGAAGAACGTATTTAATATCTCTGAGGACGAATTTAATGAGCTTGATGACCTTATTGTTGAAGATCAAAAGCGTAAATTTAGATACAAACAAATCGCCGAGGAAGGTAACGATCCAGCTGAAACAGGCCAAGCATTTGGTACTCCGCATCAGATTGCAAGTCTTTATGGTGGCAAAGGGGATGGAGATCTAGAAGTTCCTAGAGGCTACGACGAGACAGATCCTAAAGAGCCTATGAAAGTTCCTGGAAGACCTCAAAAGTACAAATCTATATACGGAACTGACGAATCTCCATTTGGCAGAAGCGGAGTTTACGATATGAATACTCAAAATGCAGAAACCAAGGAAGATAAGACTGGAGTTAGTTTTAAAGGAGGCGCTTTGAACATGGAAAGCACTAAAGCAATCTATTTTCAGAACAAAAATTCAATAGAAAAGATGTTCCAAAAGGAAAACGCTAGAAAAACTCAACTTTTTGAACAATCTGACCTATTGAGCGAAGACAACATTATTGACAATCTAGATTAGAATATTTAGATATTTATTAGCAAGCCGATCAAAATAGCTATGGCAATTAAACATTCGAAATATCGTAACACCGGTATTTTATT